CTTGACACCACGCACATAAAACATGACACCATTAACTGACAACATGCCACAAAGCCTTGTCCCCACCACCACTCACACCAGGGATCCCAGCACCCTGGATAATAAAAGCTGGGAACTGTATGCACATGAGCTAATGCAACGTGCATACAAAAAGCAAGTGATGCAGTCCAAGGAGATGCAGTCCTTGTTACAGGCCAAACATAACCTTGAGGAATCACAAAAACCATGGTCACAAGGGAATTATGGTGAATTTGATACAACGGATGTTCTGCCTATTAAATTCACGCCAACTGACTTGCTTCGCCCGGTCGGAGGTGAAACTGATTGTTGGAAAGAAGTATTCCAACTGGAGCGCAATGATGCTGAACCATTGACTGTGATACAGTTCTGTTGTGCGTTGATTAATAGCATCAAAGCGACATTAGGAGAAAATTGTGACAAAATTCCTGTATTTGAGTCTGATATATGTTATATTTGTATGGAAGATCCATGTGACTGTGGTGATGTAACTGTGACATGTACAACCACACCTTTCATGGATGCTCTTAATGATTTTAAAATTAAGATAACAAGCAATGAATATGGTTTACATCTTGAACATTACCGTTGGAAATCTGCGCATTCTTACGATACTAGTAAATACATAACAGTCAATCAATTCTTGTTTTGTGTATTTTTTGTGTTTGATCAACAGAGTTTATTAACAAATGCCGTACACACAAACAATCTGAGTGACATGCTCAAACGTATACAAACGTCCGTCATTGTAGGATCCAATAATGAGAGTATAATTAACAAATTGTCAAAAGATTTGGGTGTAGCTGAAAACCTAGTTGCTACAAGTCAACTTAAAAATGCTATTGAAGCACAAATTAATAAGATGGCAATACCAGCAGTGATATCTGGTGATACTCGCTTGATAACTCTACCAAATAATGTATCTGAAAGTATGGTGCAGACGCTTGCAGCAGAATATGGATTATGGAAATTTGTGAGAGGCTCAGCAGGAGCAGTACCACATCCATTCCATCATAGTTCTCGGGTTGCAGTCACACGTTATCTTGTTGGAATATTTGATCGTAATTCACTAATTTATGATCTTGGTGGTGATTTTGCTGAACACTTGTCAAGTGGCAATTTCAACATTCACAGTGTATTTAAAGCACAAACAGCAGGTGATAAAGCACGGTATGATAACCTGACGTATCGTGCAAGAAAATGGGCTAACAAAATTCTTGAAAATGAAACTTCTAGCGCTAACAGGAAAGCTGCAGCTAGTGCTGTTTTGACACATGATCAAGGTTATGTTTGCATGAATTCCTGTGAACACTGTATGCACATACCCACTGATGATGTCAAAGGCGCTTTCGCAATCAGTGTAGATACACTTTTCCACATAACCCCACGTGAATTGGCTCAATTTTACGTTTCACACAAGATTATGAAAGCTGTACATGCTGTAACCATACCTAAAGACTACGGATATCGAAACAGTGGTTTATTGTCAGAATCTGAAGGCCATTGGTATAAAGATAGAGGTGATCTTGTGCTTGAATTCAGTAATGAGTCAATGCCATACCGGCAGAGTCTTAAAACTTTGGACAATTATTTGCATGTGCCAATAATTGACATAGGCCAACAACTGGTGTTTTGTAAAATAGGTGGGTTCAAAGGTGCCCATATGTTAATAGACCATTTTGTCCTAGATAGACAGTACGTTGATCGAGCTATAGTTGAACATGTTATATGGTTCAATTCTGATATGGACCATATGTACGTATTAATCCCTGATATCAACATAGATGCACCGATGACATTGTTGAAGAAACAACCATTTAAACTAATAGGTTGTAGATTAAATATGCCCTTTTATGAGCGTCTATTGAATAGATGTATGCAAGACCATACTTGGGCTAGTGTTCTTAGTTATGCTAGTGCTATGATAGGTAGAACATTTATCTCGACTCAAGGTAAGGTACAAATGTGGCAAATGACAAATACTGAGGTTAGACACCATTGTATAGTTGCCTATTGGAGTGCAACTCGTATGACGGAGGCTCTTAGACCACTAGTTCGTCGTGCTGAAACTAGTACAATGGAACATGATTTTCTAACTCAATTTTGGCAGTCAATTAAAAACTGGTTTAAAGCTATAGCACAAGAACTTGATCCCACTCAGATAGATGTTTTGCAAAACTTCATCACGCATAATAAAGATGATGGTATGTCTGTTTTTAATATGTTTTCACAATCTACTAAATACATTGGTTCTCTTAACATGCATTCACAAATGATGAATTCCAGGCGTCTAGCACAATGGAATTCAATCTTGAGCGGTGTAACAACCAAGAAATCACCACCCAATGTTGATAATTGGCGCGCTTCTGAATGGACAGGACCTACAACACATGTCAATCAAATGATAATTGAAGTTAAAGAGATTGAGGGTATTAATAAACACACTTGTAAGTCACAGTCAGGTTGTCCTCATAACCATAACTTACCGCATGCTCATATATATGCCGATATATCTGTCGTACCTAGAGCTATTTGCGAATGTTGTGGAGTAGATAGCAATGTCAATGGAGTAAAATTGTGTAGCTTATGTTGTGAACAACAGCCTTGTGTTGATAAACAACCACGGTGCCCACATACACACAGCATGCGTAATGATGGTTGTTGTAGTAAACCAACTTGTAATTGTGACCATAAAGATGTTTGTAATTGTTGCGGTCACAAGTGTTCAGGAACCTTCTGTCGTGTATGTAACAAGCCCGGCGTTAAGAGGAATTTTGAAGATTCTTCGCTAAATACTGTGCCCAACTTACAAGGGTTTAAATTTGATGAGGTTGATAAAATACCAGATAAAAAAATGAAATTTAATATCCCTGATCCTAAACCACAGAGTGACAACGCTGTGAATATAGTTATTCCAGGGGTTAAAAGGGCACAGAGCCCACCCCCTAAAACAAGTTTGTTTGCCAAATCTGAATCAATTACAGAAGATAAAGAAGATAACGTTGATTGTTCTGTTGTTGTGACTGATGACAGTTTATCAGATATAACAAGTGTCTTAAATGACCCAATCAGCTCTAAACCATCTAGACAACCTGAAACGAGATCGACGGACTATGGTATAAAAGCTGCAACATCTATACCAGATTTAGCAGCATTTTTTACCGACGATAAGATATCAAATATAAGTGATATTGATAGCCAATATAGTGATGATAGCGTCATTGATGATGCTGATGACAACGTTCACGATGCTAATACGACGACAGTTGCACCACAAAACACCACTCAGATAGGTCCAATTTTACCAGGTCAGAATGATGTTATAATCATGCCAAACTGTGGTACAGAACTTAAACCATGTTCACTACCAGAATTGTCCAAATGGTGTCTAGCAAGCCTATCTGTGATTGTAACAGATATAGTTGATGTTCCAGGGGATGGGTCATGCGGAGCCCATGCTATATCAGCGGTGACCAAGGTGGATGTAGAACATATTAAAAATTGGCTACAATATGCTACTGGCACACCTGATTGGCATAATGACGAAGAACTGGCTGCTGTTGCCAATGCATTGAACTATAATATTATAGTAGTTGCAAATGATGCTGTTAAACTATTTCGAGTTAATGATAATGATGATACAGCTATTTCAATTATGCATGGCTCACGTGTTAATCAACCAGCACATTGGTTAGCTTGTACAGTTAAAGTTAGTGCTGTGTTGGGCTATGATGAACAGGCTGTTTATATTAACTATTTGAAACTCATTGATTCAACTACTGACAATTCAAATGTATTAAGTGAATTAAAAGCAAACTGTTACAGTGATAGATACATTGGTTCGCCCTTTATACTTGATACTTTTGGTAAACCTAAAGTATCAGTCAATAAATTGGAATTTGCTAATACTAAATTTGATGGTAATATTAATTTTCAACATCTAGCTAATGGTCTACGTTATAATAATGCGCCCACAGGTACTGGTAAAACTACAAATGCTATTTTGAATATACAAGGAAAAAAATTGCTGATAACACCTAATCGAGCGAATGTTAAAGGGGCAGTTAATTTCTTGCGTAATCGGAATATAAGCTGCATAGGCCGAGAATCAGGTGCTTGGTACCCTGACGTGAATATTTCAAAGAAAGATATTGACAACGTTGAAGTATTGATACTAACAGTTGATGCTGTGTTTATGGGCTTAGTCATTGGCAAAACATACACTTACCAGAATTACATTAATAATCGTATAGTTATTCTAGATGAGGTTCACCAACTCACATATCAATACATGTGTGTAGCAAATATAATAGGTAATAGATGTTATGCGATAATGAGTGCTACACTACCGAACACTAATTATGATGCTGCAGCTAAGTTTCCAATATGGACAAACATTGTTGATGATGTAGCTCTGCAAGAAGTTATAACAACCACTGAACTAAATACAAAAACAATGGTTGTATATGCAACAAAATCAGCAACTTTAACACGTGAAACTGATAACAATCGTTCTGTTTGTATTAATTCAACAAATTTACATAAACTTGATTACAATGACGATAGGTATATCAGGTGTACAGAGTGTATTACAACGGGTGTTACCCTGCCACATGTTACGACAGTTATTGACACAGGTAAACGTATTAGACCATTTATTATAGCGCAACCTGAAAAAATGAAAAATAAAAAATTGCGGATGTTTGATTATAGACAGGTACCATATACAGCATCAGAAATGATGCAAACTCGTGGCAGAGTTGGCCGGACAGGACCAGGCATCTTTTATGGCCCAGTACCAGTGACAACATCAATTGTTCCAGCACAGGATGAGATAATGGCTGCTATTTATGGGAACATACCCATTTCACAAGATGCGCTAGGCGTGTATAGTAGTATAGATAATGATACTGTGGACTATGTGGTTGATTCTATGAATAAATTCAAGGATGATATTGAATATAGAACAGAATGCAAAAACTGGCTTGATATAGCACAGCCAATCATTAAGCACAAAAATGCTGGTAAGCAACTTATTACTACAGATTCATACACGACTAATGTTGACTGGTACGAGATATTTACTGACATGCTTAAACCTAGTAACAAAACACAGATAGGTTCAAACCAAGTAAGAGTAAATATTAGAGTAGAAGAATTTATACATGATACTTGTCGTTCGGATTGGAACAACGAAGTGAAGCAGTCTGGTGAATACTATACAATTAGTATTAACCCTGATGATATCATATCATGGAACACTGCAGATGTAGATCTACCCATCAATAAAACACTTCTTAAGCTCAATTATACTAAAATGGTTTCAGCTATTAATACACTTATTAAACATGGCAAACATGCAATTGCGAAACGAAGTCACAGTATTAATACTACCCAGTGTGCGATATTTACTAGTGCTGAACAACTCACTAAATATGCCAGTTTAATACCTAAGCGTGATGATATTGTAGCATTCCTCAATTATAATACCAACACAGTCCATATTAGTAAATTTGGTACACAACAACCACAATGTGATGCTATTATTGTACTTAATTATAGAACTGGTTATCTTAAAGACGCCCAATTAAACATTATGCAAACTACGGTGCGGTTGGGTGAACTGATTGAAACTTTCAAAAATTCTATTTGGTATCGTGGCCCGCCTGGGAGTGGAAAAACAACAGCCATGAGAAAAGTTGTGGGCAATGGACCGATATTGTCGAAACAAACTCTCATGTTAAATAAATTTGACAATTTTATAACACCAAATAATCTCAGCAGTAATTATGAAATTATCGGCATTGATGAATTAGGTCAGTTTAATGCTATAGATTTGCTGTTAGCTGCCACCCATGCTAAGAAGCTTGTTTGTGCTGGAGATCTAGGGCAGGTAACACAAGCAGATACTATGATTGCTAGTGTTATGAATGTAGGCGTTAATCTTGCAGATTACTTGATGAATATGATGACTATTAATGATATGAATTTAAGTCATAGGCTAGGGGAACTTTCATGCTCTAAGCTGCGTAACTTGGGTTATAGAATTAATGGCAATAATACCAAAGATTTAGGTTATTTGCCAGTGATTAGTAACTCATTGACTGACCCTAAGTTATTGAAATTGATAGCTGAATTTTCACCACAATTAATACTGGCTGTTACTAATAAATCAGTTACTACGCTTAAACAGCAATTTGAGACTAACATACCAATTGTCACTATCGACCGCGCTATTGGATTTGAGTCCGGTCGAGTGTTAGTAGTTGTTGTAGGTTGCAATGTTAAAGATATTGGTGTTGATAAAATCTATGTAGCACTTTCACGCCATACCGAACAGTGTATGGTTGTTGTAGATCAGAGCACTAAATCGCTACTGACTAAACTAAATGTACAAGCCACGCAAACTAGTTCATATGCTGATATAGTAGGAGGAGAAAGTTATACAATTGACGCTAATATCAACTGCATTTATCACAATGTTCTCAAAACTCTTAAAACAAATAATGTCAAAATGAGGCTAACAGATGATGTAGACCAGGTGAGACGTATTGGGATGATTATGGCTGGTTATATTATACAATATGGGACGAATGCGCTGGATAATTTGAGTGAACAGGCAATAGTTTGCCTAATATTGTCTGTTCAATACAAGAGGTCTCTCAAGAATAGATTGTTTGCATGTATTAAAAATCCAACACATATACAGAGTATAGTTAATGAATACAATAATACTGGTTCAATAGGTTGTCATTCGATTGAGTCATATATGTTAAGTTCACCAACACCAGTTGTATATAGTAGTAATTATGATATTAGACCAGTTTGGCTGCAAATTAACGGTAATTTGACACGCAGAGAAAATGTGACAGACTTGATGGATGAAATTACAAATGAAATATCATGGATAGTTGGAATGTCATCAAGAAGTAAAATATCAATATTGTGCGCATTTGTTAAACAAATAGCCAAGGATATTACTGGTACTACTTGTAATTGGTTGGGTAATTTATTGATATCTTTGCCTAGAATAATTAAGAAAAATTATGAACGTTTTGTCCATGTTTTAATGAACACAAATTCTACTCTACACAAGATTATGAAGCACATAGCTCGGTTTAGTCGCACTGTCTATGCTTTCGTTAAATATCAATTATTTGACCAAACGATACATAATTCCAACCCAACTAGCAGCGTTTTCGAGCGCGATGTTATCAATGGAAATGTAAGAACACATGATAATACTGGCGGTTCTGTAGTGATTGAATTCATGTTGTGGGAGATTTGCAATGATATAAGATCATTTGTTATTAATGTAGCAAACCAAATAATAAGACCACAAGCTAGGACTACAGTTCTAAATATTATCGATGGACACTATGTAGGGGATATGATTAAAGAGAAAATATTGGGAATGTTGTCCTCTGTGACTACAACGAGTAGAGTTGACACAAGTATATTGTTTGAAAATGATGACTTTGGTGGACACACCGATATATTTAGAATGTCATATGACACAATAACACACTGGATAATATGGCTCTGGACTATGATTAAAAAATTATTTAAATGTAAAACTAATCCGAATAATAGCAATCTTGATACGGAAGATTGTCAATCAGTTAAATCAGAAGGAGGACATGAAATTATTATGCAGGATAATGAAAATCAGAATGACGATGGACCAACAAAACCTATGACTGTTATTGATCCAATGCCAATTGAGGATTCACCACAACCAGTTATACTGCATAGTCATTATGGATGTTATGAGTTGCGAGCCACTAAGATGGCGATTGGTAAATTACAGTTGGAAATACAAACAATCAGTGATGAAGGGAAGTTTTATCATGATGCGATACGTGATGCCATGGCTACTCGAGCTAAGGTTCGCATTGAAATGAACAAGCGTGAAAATGCCATACACTACAAGAGATATGCAAAGAGGATGCAGCATTTGAATGGAGTCATTAGTAGGCATGACAATTTTGTAAATAAAGACCTGTTTGACCAAGAGGTTAAGCGTGCCACAATGGGTTTCTACCGAGCCGTAGTTAACATGATAGAAATCGGAGAATTTGATGAAAAACTATACCTTGAAAAAATAAGTAGAATTCCACTACCAAGGTCGCGTAAAGCCAAAATGACTGGTATCATTGATGATCACTTGAGTGATGAAGAAGAACCACCAAACCCTAAACATGTCGTGCCACCACCATTCTATGATGACCAGGCACCTTCATATGAATACTTAGTTAAGATTAATAAACCTAACGCGAGACATGAGATAGCATATAAAGGTATGACTCTTGACGTTAATGATTTCACAGAAGGTGGAGAGTTTCTTAAGACTGATTTTGATTTGAGGGATATTCCAAGAGATTTAATTAAGAAAGAAGTTATTAAGTTGACTCCAACCGGATTCAAATACCGTATTCGCCATATGTACATTGAATTTGCATACTTAAACTCAACGCACATTGCTATGTTATATAAAGACCAAATAATTATACTACACGGATTAGGGGGTAAATATAAGATTATGGTAAATATTAACAAAATCAATGAATATTATCAGATATGCGGTGAATTCCAACAGTTGTTGCAGTCCCGAGGAGGAGCAAATTCTAGTATATTTAATCTCATTAAATCTGCTATGATGCAGGTAACAAAATGGGTTAATAGACTTGTGAGATTGTTGCTATGGAAAAAACGCTGTCTGATAGATGAAGCTAATATTAAACCACTTGAAACCGATGAGTCAGTGATTCAGACTTATAAAATATGGGCAAATAGTTTGCGGTTTTATAACCAAAAATGTGCTGGTAAATATTGGGCGTCAGCATCAAGTTCAGAAGCTGTAATTGAGATTAGTCATAGCATAGATAGTGAGAGTGATATATTAGTCCATATAAAGAAAAATGACAAACATGTAACTATTATCAATATTTACTGTTACAATGAGTATAACACAAGTGTGGATGGCCTAATTAACTGGTATTTGTGTAGGACTTTTAGGCGCGTCACATCTATTGGCGGTTCACTAGATAGTTTGAGGAAGCTTGGCATTGATGTTAATGGGATTATTAAAGGGATTAACAATTTAAATATTGATCCTGGTAAATTTAGAACGTTGTTAGAGAAGAATCCGCTACATGCATTGTACAATTATAGTACTGAATGCGCTTATAAGTGCTATAAAGAAGTTTATGATGCACAAATAGCCCAGCGTGACACAATAAACAATATACTGCTGAGTTATGCCAATGATAAAGTCAAAATTGGATTTTGTATTCCGAGTGGACATGGGAAAACAACTGCTGTCGGTAAATTGATTAAAAAATTTCCCCAATATGACTTTATTGATATTGATGAACTTGTTGATCAGGCCAGGATCTTGATGATACCTAAGTTCCACGATAAAATGCAATATTACAAGTTACAGCTTAGTAATTATTTGTCGAGTCGTGACACAACTAATGCTAGACCAATAATAATAATGTGTCACCATCCGGACGTCCTGCCTGATAATTTTAAAAAAATTATTATATTGAATGATGGGTCAAAAGTTCCAGTTGACAGAATATGGTCTAGTCAAAATGTTGATTCGCTGATGGAATATGGCCTCAGTGGTAGTATATCAGTAAACCATGTATCGAATCATGACAATCTCTTGACTTTCATTGAGAGTGTACTTGTTAAGCGACTCGATTTATCTATAGTGGTAGACCAGTATTCAGAACTAGTTGATAATATAGATGGTCTTGGCGGTTTATCATTCTACAATAATAGTCCGCATGTTGAGTCAGTACTGCTACACCCAACGAATAACGGTGTTGCCAGTATAGCTGATATGCGTCAAGGTATGGGTGTGCAGCGTGTCTACAAAACTGGGCCACATGTTGATAGGGCCAGGTATACAATACATAAGGAAGCAAACGCTGAATTCAATGCTGTAACCTCAAGATTACATGGTAGAGAGAATCTACGTATTAAAAGCTTCACGAATGAGGAATACCTTGAGAAGCTGGCACGCTGGTTCAAACCAGGTTGGGAATCGCAGCTAGAAACCTATACCAATGACACAATACATGCCACTGAGAATTCTGTTATAGAATGGCTTATTAAGAAAGGATCTAAACTAGAGTTGATTACAAATATGGTAGAAAATGTTGTTAAATTCGATGGGTCAATAAACAGTAAATATGGTACAGCACATTATAAAGTTGAGTCATTACTTAAAGAAGAAGTAAATGACATTTTAGAACAGGTTGGAAGAATTATAGTATGGCATAACCAAAATATTAATATGTTTGCTTGCCCTATAGTAAATGAATGCAAATATAGGTTAAAATTGTTATTAAATGAAGATTTGATGACTTATTCTGACGGTATGGCTGTGGATCAACTCAATGCAAGAGCGAGAACAATTAAAAAATCAAGATATTTTATTGAACTTGATCTCAGTAAGCAAGATCGACAGACCGACCAAGAGATCATTGAATTTAACTGGTGGTTTGCAGAAAAATTAGGTTTGCCGACTGGCGTTACAGAGCACATGACAGGCTTCATACCTGTTTTTAATTTAAGGACTCCAACAGGAACAAGGACTAAAATCCCGGTTATGCAGCATTCTGGAGGTGCTATGACATCATATGGTAATGAGATGAGGAATCTGTTGCTCACATCAGATGTCTGCTATGGGCATGAGATAGTTCATGTATTTACACTAGGCGATGATAGTCTAATTTTGAGCAATAGTAAATTTGATGAAAATAAGGTTGACACTATTTGCCAACATTGGCATAATTGCCGATGCACAATTGTGCTTAATGATAATTATGGCATATTTCTACAGATGATATGTGTAGCAGGAATTGATGGTGGTTATTATTTTTCACATAATATACTAAGATTAAGAGAAAAAATGGCTTATAGTCCATATCCTCAATGGTCAAGTGATTGGAAAATTAAACTGTCGTCATTCTTGATGATGATTGGGTATTCAAAATTAACGTTAAAAACAATGCTTGATCTAGGGATTAAAACTTTTCCTTTGTTGGGAACAACTATGGAAGAACGACTAACTGCTAATGCAATTTATCATGGCATTACTATTGAATCCGTAGAAGCTGTTATACATGATATCTGCACGCTTCAATATACAGAAAGTGATGAAATGTTAATACATTGCACTATGTTGATGCAAGGTCGATCTATGTTAACAGGTGTTAAAATAGCTGGAGATTACATAGACAAAAATTTGAAGATATTAGAATCTTTACAGATGTGAGTGGTGGTGGGG